GGGGTAAATGACTAAAGAGCAGATAAGGGAAAGGGTAGATAATATGTTAGTAAAGTTTGAAAAGGAGAGTTTTGTATCAAGGTTTATAGTAGAGGATTTAGCTATGAGGTTAGTAGAATTAGGCCGGGAGATAGAGAGAGGGGAGAAAAAAGGAGGGAAAAAATGAGAACAGTTAAGATTCACGCACCGATATGGAAAACAAGGAGTATAGGTATAGCCGAGTATAAGTTATGTAAGGATATAAGAATAGAGATAGATTATAAAACTAAGGAGGGAAAGCGGTTATATCCGGGTAAATATACTATAAGCCGGGAGAAGGCTCTTACTTACCCTATACAGCGGTGCGGTTCTGTAACCTTAAGGATAATTCCTATAGATGACTTAGAGCCTATAATCTCTCCGGCTCGGAGGAGTAAAAAGAGATTTAACCCGGAGAATATCCCGGAGCTAAATGAGTTACCCGGAGAGAGAGAAGTAATAGGAGGCCAGGATGAGTAACGAGACAGGGATAATAAAAAAGGTATGCTGTAAGAAGTGTAAGCTCGGAAAGGAGAGTAACTTAACTATAGACCTCCTTTGTGATGTAAGAAAGATATTTTTAAATCCGGGTAAAGGCCGGAGGTGCGGATACTATATACCTAAGATTCTAAAGAGGAGGGTAATAAGATGAAATGGGAAGTAGTGAGTGAGGAGGCAAGGTTAGAGAGGTATCCGGTATATGGCGGTTGGTTAGTAAGGAATACCCTAATGTTTAATGTTTTAATGAAACAGAGTATATTAGATAAAGGACAGCAGCAGCCAGTAAACGGATGTATGGCCCTGCAGTTTATATCAGACCCGGAGCACCTTTGGAGGTTACCCCAGGCCTCGGAGATTAAGGAGGAAAAATGAGCGGTGGTTACGATTACGAGGAAAGAACCTCAGTAAGTTATGTAAAGTTTGGAGCTAAATATACCTTGTCCTATGTATTCTATGCCTATGATGACCCGGAGGATAGGGTGGCCGGGAGTGGAATTAAGAGCTTATCTTTAATGATAGAGAAGGGAAAGCACGAGATAGGGGAGATAGATGTAGATAGTTTAGGTAAGAGGAATCTTAAAGACCTTTACGCAGAGGCAGAGTCAGATGCGGAAAAGTTTAAGGAGGATTAACGATGCCGAATAACTTAACTTGTATCAAATGCGGAAAGAAGGCCGGATTTAGAACTAAGGATAAGAGAGCCAGAACCTATATTTGCCGGAACTGCGGAGCAGAGCAATTAGTAATATTTGTTAACGGAGTTGCCGAGATAAAGGAGGATAAGGGTGAAGTGGCAGAACCGAATAAATAATGCTTATGATTTTTGGAAGGAATACCTGCATATACTCCCGGTAAATTACGGAAGGCAGATACACCATATATGGGGAAGGGTAGGGATACTTAAATGCTGCCCGGCTCTCTTTGCTATGTTAACTCCGGCAGAGCACGAGAACTCGGATATTAAAAAGGAACTTCGGGAGAGAACTATGGAGCTTAAGAGGCAGGTAGAGGAGAACTATGAGAGGAGAGGAGATTGTAAGGCTATACTCCTCCCGGAGCTATGCGGTAAATGCCCTATGAGGAGGGAGATATGAGAATAATAGCTACAACTTCAAAAGACTTCTGGGGAGTATGGTGGGTAAAGCTTATGATAGAGGGGAGGGAGTTCCGGGATATTTTAATAGGTTTAGATTTAGAGGGAGGAGAAGTAATAGCAATAGAGGTGGCTAAGAGATTAAATACAGAGAGTAAGTAAATCCCGAAAGGGAAGGAGGAACAGATGAGCAAATTTGATTTTAATAAGTTTACGGAGGAAGGGAGTTTTGATAAGCATATAAATCTATCAATTCCGAATTATAGCTGGTTGATAGAGGAGGTTAAGCAGTATGCTAAGTATTTTATAGATGAGGGAACAAATGTAATTGATATAGGGTGCTCAAGTGGGAGATTCTTAAAGGAGATACTAACCCCTAAAGCTAAGTTTTATGGGATAGACAACTCTACCTTACTCCCGGCCTCGGAGGGTAACTTATCATTTATTAATGCAGACCTTACAGGCTATACTAACTATCAGGGTGCCTCCTTTATAACAAGTATCTTTACCCTTCAATTTTTACCCCGGAGGAGTGCAGAGGAGATAATAGAGAGGATTAACCGAGGCTTAAATCAGGGAGGAGCTTTTATACTCTGCGAGAAAGTTTATAGCTCCTCTGCTATGCTACAGGATATTATTACCTCTAAATATTATGAGTATAAAGAGAAAAGCTTTACGGACTCGGAGATACTTACTAAGGAGAGGGAGCTAAGAGAATCCCTTAAGCTAAGGACAGTTGAGGAGTTAATGGCTCTCCTTGCTCCGATAGGTAAGCCGGAACTATTTTGGAGGAGTTATAACTTTGTAGGGATAATAGTTATTAAGGAGGGTAAATGAAGTATAATGATATTTTCCCTACTATGGCCGATGTATACGCAGGAGAGGCTAAGGCTCTATTTACAGTAGTATCTACCTTTGCCGGATGCGGAGGGAGTTCTACCGGGTATAGATTAGCCGGAGGAAAGATATTAGCTGTTAACGAGTTTATAGAGAAAGCAGTTGAAACCTATAAGGCTAATTATCCTACTACTCCGGTTATAGCTAAGGATATTAGGAAAGTAACCGCAGGGGAGATATTTGAATTAACCGGGATAAAGAAGGGAGAGCTTGATATACTTGATGGCTCTCCTCCGTGTTGCTCTTTCTCTATGGCCGGGAGTAGAGAGGAGGGATGGGGAAAGGTTAGGAAGTATTCAGATACTAAACAGAGAACAGATGATTTATTCTTTGAGTTTACCCGGTTACTTAAGGAGATACAGCCGAGATGTTTTATTTGTGAGAATGTAGAAGGCCTTACTTTAGGAGGAGCTAATAGTATCTTAGGCTCTACTCAGGATAACTTATTTGCGGATAGGCCAAGAACTATAATAGATGAGTTTATAGATTGCGGATATAATGTTGCCTACTCCGTTCTTAACTCGGCTAAGTTTGGAGTGCCTCAGACTCGGAGGAGGCTTATAATACTCGGAGTAAGGAAAGATATAGGTAAGAGGCCTACTTTCCCGGAGAGGAAAGTATCAAGCTATATAACCTTAAGGGAGGGAGTAGAGGGATTAGAGAATGACCCTAAAGAGCTTGAGGAGGCTCGGATTAAAGAAAAGTATGAGATATACAAGTATATTATTCAAATGAAAGAGGGAGAATGCGGTAGTAAGTATAACCCTAAGGGGAGTTACTTTAGCCTTTCCCGGTTAGAGTGGGATAAGCCAGTAAGCACTATACAGCAGAGTCACGGTGCTCCCGGAATAGCCTGTAATACTATACACCCTACAGAGAATAGAAAGCTTACAATAAAGGAGTTAAGAAGGGTAAGCTCCTTCCCGGATGATTTTAAGTTAATAGGAACATTTGAACAGCAATGGGAAAGGATAGGCCGGGCAGTTCCTCCGTTAATGATGAAGGCTATTGCTGAGCATATTTATTCTACGATTCTAAAGGATTTACCGGGGAGGGAGAGATGATACTAAAAGTTATTAAGCAGGGGAGTGGAGAAGGATATGTTAAAGCTCTATAAGGATTACTTTACCGGAGCTTTATTTGGTTTTGAGTATTAGCCTATAGACAACGGAGGAAAATTAGGTTAATATATTTTTATGAAAAAAGAGAAAAAGGTTAAAAAGACTTACAAAAAGGAAAATCAGCCTAAGCAGAAAGAGGCTATTATTAAGAGCCTTAGTAATGGCACTACGATAGGTGAGGCTTTAGAGGCTGCAGGAGTAGAGAGTTATACTACCTACTATAAGTGGCTTAAAGAGGATAAGGTTTTTAAAGAGGCAGTTAAGAAGTCAGAGCAGACTCTTATTCAGAGCTTAGAGGATGCAGCAGTAAGAACCGCAAGAGGTGGGAATCCTACTATGTTAATCTTTCTCCTCTGTAATAAAGCTCCCGATAGGTTTAAATCCGTTAATCACCAAGTTCTTACCTTCTCTAAAGAGATAGAGGAGGGAAAGAAAGTATTAGCCGAGGCCTTAGACGATATGCAGAAAGAGGCACGGAGTAAGAATGCCTGAGACTATGCACTCGGCCTCCTTAGCCTTAAGTAAGCTCTTTAAGAGGGAGGATGGCTCTCCCTTCCACTTCTATGAAGGCCAAAAGAAAATCTTTAATTCTATTTGCTGTAAAACTCCTCAGAGGCTCTATGTAGTAACTCCTACTCAGTATGGTAAATCGGAGGCCTGTGCCTGCGGAGTAGTTGCCCGGAGCACTGTTAAGCACGAGAAGTGGTGTATAATCGGAGCCACCGATAAAAAGAGCCGGGTAATAATGAATTATGTATTACAGCACCTATTTGATAATCCTCTATTCTTTTCAGAGATTGCCGGGAACATATCCTTAGAAAGACTTAAGCAGGAGAAGTCAAAGGATAGAATAACCTATAAGAACGGAGGGGAGGTATTTATACTCTCGGCTCAGACTAAGAACCGGAAGGCTATGATGGATGCCCTCCTCTCTTTCGGTTCTCCTAATATTATCTTAGATGAATCTCCCTTACTTTCCGATGAGGTTTATGCTATGGTTAAGAGGATGCTCGGAGGCTCTCAGGATAACTTTATGCTTGAGACAGGAAACCCGATTAACCGGAATCATTTTTATAAGGCCTTTAAATCCTCTAAGGATAAGATATTTATAGATGATAAGATGGCTCTTAAGGAGGGGAGGTTTAGTAAGGAGTATCTTGCTGAGATGAGTAAGGAGGCCTTTTACTCTATCCTCTATGAGTGTAAGTTCCCTACCGGGAATGATATTGATAATTTAGGTTGGAGGCCTTTAGCCTCCTTAGACTTAATAGAGCAGGCTCGGAGTAAGAGGGTAAGGCCTACCGGGAGAAAGCTCTTAGGAATTGACCCCGGCCACGGAGGAGATGAGAGTGTATATGTTATAAGAACGGATAACTATGCTTATGTTAAGGATAAGGATAATATAAAGAATCTTATGGTGAATGTAGAAAAAACTCAGAGGATTATGAAGGAGGAGGGAATACCCCAGCAGGATGTCTTTATAGATACATTAGGGATAGGAGAGGGAGTAAGTGATAGGTTAGAGGAATTAGGGGTATATATAAACCGGGTAGGAGCAGGAGATAGGCCTACGCAGGAGTTTAAGGTTATAAACGGAAAGAGAGAATATTACTCAAAGTTCCTTAATGTAAAGGCCGAGATGTATATGAACCTTAAAGACTGGTTAGAAGCCGGAGGAGCTTTAGAGGATAACCCGGATTTTGATGAGATAGCCGATAATAAATGGAAGTTTAATAGCTCCGGGAAGGTTCAGATGAAAAGTAAGCAGGAGCTTAAGTTAGAGGGTATAGATTCTCCTAATACCGCTGAGGCCTTAGCTGTAACCTTCTCTAAGGGATTTAATAAGCCGGGAGAGGTAGATAGTAATAGCCTATGGTTTACCGGAGCAGGAAAGGTTGAAACCGCCAGAGAGTTGCCGAGGGTAAGAGAGGAACTTTATAACCTACCGGATTAAAGGAGAGCTATGATACCCTATATAATTGTATCTCCGGCCTATAGGAATTGTAATGCCGGAGTTAAAGCTTTATTTATGCTCTGTAATAAGCTCCGGGAAAGAGGCCGAGAGGCTTATATGTTTTCTCCTATAGGATTACCGCATACCTTTAATGCTCCCTCCTTAGCCTCCGATATACCGGGAATGAGAGAGATGATAGCTAAGGGAGCTATAGTAGTTTATCCTGATATAATCCCTTTTAATGAGCTTAAGGCCTTAAGGCCAGTTCTATGGAATCTTGGCCCGGATAGAGGGAGTAATATCCCTACTAAGTTCTACTGGAGTTCCGGGTTTCCGGGAGCAGATAAGCTCCTATGCTTTGACCTTATAGAGCATAACCTCTTTAACCGCTTAAATCTCCCGGAGAGGGATATAAACACCCTTTGGGTAGGGAAAGGGTTTAGGGATAAGTTTGCGGATACTCTCCCGGCTATAGAGATTACATATAACTACCCGGAGAGCAGGGAGGAGGTTGCTACCCTTCTTAAGAGGAGTAAGGCCTTTTATACCTATGATGGTTTAACTTCTCTTATCTCTGAGGCCTTATTCTGTAATACCCCGGTTGTTTATATCCCTAATAACTCTCCCTATAAGCTTGATAGCCTAAGCCTTAAGGGTATCTCTATAGGCACGGAAGTGAGGCCTACCGCCAGAGAGGAGATACCGGAATACCGGGAGAAATACCTACAGCATTACGGAGGGAAGTCAGCAGAGGAGATGTTAAATAACTTTATCTCTATTACCCAGAATATAACCTCTTTACAAAATTAGATTATTAGTATATACTCCTTTTTAAATAGGAGGAACTAATGCCTGATACCCCGGATTTAAAAACCCCGAAACATACTAACTTCTCTTTTCTCGGCAAGATATTTCAGCGACAGACATCAGAAAAAACTAAGATAGATACCCCGATATTATCCGCAGAGTTTGGTATAGATGATTCTGCTATTTATAAGCGGTTAAAATTAGTTCCTTATACCCCGGATGACCTCCTAAAGAGAAAAGACTTTAGCATACTACAAAGGATGATGGATGACCCGGAAATTTCCGGAGCTATTAACACCTTTAAAACTATCCGGCTCTCCTCCGGGTGGGAGATTATAGCCTCAGATGAATCCGATAGAGCTAAGGAGATTAGGGAGTTTGTAGAATATAACTTTGATTATATCTCCGGTTCTTTTGATGATGACCTGAATGAAATGTTAGATGCGGTTGCTATGGGTTGGAGCTTATCCGAATTAGTATGGGATATTATCCCAGATGGGAAGTGGGCCGGAAAGATTAACCTAAAGGCTCTTAAGGCTCGTAACCCGAAATACTTTAATGTCTTTACTGATGACTTTGATAATCCTCTCCAGATTATAAATAGAAGTTCTATGGAGTATGGCGGAGAATACGATATAAGCAAGTTTGTAGTTTATACTTGGCAGAAACAATATGAGAATGTGTTTGGTAAGAGCCGAATAATTACCCTCTATGATTACTGGTATCTTAAGCAGGTATTTGTAAGAGCCTGGGGTATTTATACAGAGAAGTATGGGCACCCTTTCCCGGTAGTTAAAGTTCCTCCGAATATAGACGATAAAGCTAAAAATAGTATTCTAAATATGATTAGGCAGATAAGAATTGAAACCGGAATGGTTATACCTAATACGATAGAGTTTGAGCTTAAAGAGGCTCAGAGTCAGGGAGGGAAAGACCCCTACACCGCTGGGCTTGACTGGTTCAATACTCAGATTAGAAAGGTAATACTCGGCCAGAGCCTCTCTGCAGAGGCCGGGAAGGTAGGGAGCTATTCACTCGGACAGGTTCACATGGATGTGCTCATGATGTTTGAGGAGCAATTAGGGATAGATATAGCAGAGAAGGCTATTAACCCTCAAATTATTAAGAGGCTTGTAGATTATAATTATAGGAATGTTACGGAATACCCGGAGTTTAGATTTAAACCTCTTATTCAGGAGGATAGAGAGAAAATTATTAACCTCTACTATCTTGGAGTAACTAACGGAACTATTAAACCGATACCGGAGGATGAAAAGTTCTTGAGGGAGTGGATGCACCTACCCTATAAGGCCGATAAACTTATAACCCCGGAAACTACCTATAATACCCCTACCCCAGAGCCTACACCTACTCCTACTCCGGTAGATAATATTGAGGAGGATTACTCAGAGTTCTCTGATACTCTCTTTACCGGAGTTCAGCGGAGAGAGTTTACTCCCTATGAGGTATTTGTAGATTTTGCGGAGATTAGACAGATACAGAGAGAGGATACTTTAAGCTCCTCCTTTAAAATAGCTAAGATTATTCAGGATGGAGTTAAGGAGCTTATTGACGATATAGGCCGGAAAAAGATTCTACAGGATAAGAATATAAAGGCTATAAATACCCTACAGCTTAAGTATGTAGGAGATATTAAGCAGGAGTTTGAGAAGGTTCTTACAGATGCCTTTAAGAAAGGTATGAGGGATGGCCGGAAGGAAACTACCGGGAGAAAGAAAGCTCTTAAGTTCCGGGATTATAGGAACTTTAGTGAGGTTAAGATATTTGCCTCAGTAGATTTAAGGGATGTAACTCCGGTAGAGGCTATAGAATATTTTAGGCAGAAAATCTATAGGCTTGCCGGGTTTGAGAAGTCAGCTATCGAGAGTAAAATTAAGGATATACTCTTAAATGCGATAAAGACCGGAGCCACCTTAAAGGATACTATAAGTGAGATAGATTCAAATATGGAGGTTTACATAAACCTTGAAGCAAATGATGCCTCTATAGCTGAGGATGTAGTAGGAGGGAGAATTGAAACGATAGTAAGGACTAATTATATGGATGCCCTTAATCAAGGCCGGAAAGCTTTTTTTGAAGACCCGGCACTGGATGATTATGTAGTAGCTTATCAATACTCGGCTATACTTGATGATCGGGTAAGGCCTAATCATGCTTGGATGGATGGAAAGACTTACTCCGTTAATAACCCTATATGGAAAATGTGGATGCCTCCTAATGGCTATAACTGCAGATGTATGGTGGTTCCGATTACCTCCGATGATACTTGGACTGAATCGGAGTTACCTCCTAAGAATATAACCCCGGATAAAGGATTTAATAAACCCGGAGAGAAGTAAAGCCTACCTTAAAGGAGAGAAAGATGAGAAAATCAGTAACCTTTTGTATTATTGCTAAGAATGAATCTAAGAACCTCCCGGCTTGCCTCGGAAGTATAGGAGCATACCCTTACGAGATAGTAGTAATAGATACCGGGAGCACGGATAATACAATAGAGATTGCTAAAAGATATACCGATAAGGTTTACTCCTTTCCCTTTACTGAGGATAATATAGACTTCTCTGCAGCTCGGAATGAGGCCTTAAAATATGCTACAGGTGATTATATCTTTCAATTAGATTGTGATGAAACTCTAACAGAATCCTGTAATGAAACTATTAAAAAGATTTTAGATAAGGAGGAGAGAGCTTTATACTTAGTTACTATAGCCTCTCAAATGGAAGGCCTACCTGAACCTGCTATATCAAGTAACTACCGCTTATTCCCTAATGACCCGGAAATTAAATACCACTTTATTGTCCATGAGAATATAAATAATCCCGGAGAGGATATGGTTAAGGGTATTCCGGGTAAGTATCCTAAGCTCCGTAATAGAGGCTTAGTAATACACCATACCGGGTATTTAAGAAGGGAGAAGGCACGGAAAGGAACGGATAACCGGAATATAAAGCTCTTAGAAAAACAGATTAAGCTTACCCCAGATGAGCCTTACTTCTTTTATCATCTCGGAGTTCAGTATTACGGAATAGGGGAGTATGAAAAAAGTATAGCCTATTATGAGAAGTTCTTAGCCTTTATAAAAGAGAACTCGGAGAATATACATAAGATTTATACCCCTACTATCTATGAAGGCCTACTGGTGAGCTGTATGAGAGCCGGAAAGAAAGAGAGGATGGAGGAGTTTAAGGCTATTGAAACTATTAACCCCGGCTATTATTATAACCTCGGCCTCTGGTATGATTATGAAGGCCACTCAGAGATAGCTTTAGAGCTATTTAATAAGGCTATAGATAACTCTAAGAACGCAAATAAATTAGTAACCTACGATTTAGCTCAAGTATCTTGGAGGCCTTATATAGCTAAGGGAGAGATTTACTTAGAGGCTAAGAAGTATCAGAGAGCTATAGATTGCTTTAAATTAGCTCTTACGGAATCTCCTAAGAATACAACTATAATAAACCTCTTAGCAAGAACCTATGCTATAGACTATAGGCCGGAGCTTGCGGAAAGGTTTGCAGAGATGGCTATTAAGTTTGAGGATACTCTAAATAATAGGTTACACTTAGCCGATGTTTATATTAACTTTGGTAAAGAGGATAAGGGGTTAGAGATTTACTTTAAGGAGGCCTCAGCAGAACACCTGCTAATGCTCCGAGATGCAATTAGAGAGGCTAAGCCGGAGGTTGCCGGGAGAGTAGATAAGTTCTTAGGGGAGAGAGAATACCTAAAGACTACTACAGCTAAAGGTAAGTTACTTCCCTCTAATTCCGTTACAGTGGTTATCCCTACCTTAGCTAAATGTAATATGGAGTTATTTGAGAAAGCGGTTATGGAGCTTAGTAAGAGTTCCTGTATAAAAACTATTAACATATTAGATAATACGGAAAGCGGAAAGCTTAAAGAACACCCTCGGAAGTGGAGTGATAAGGTTAATATCTTTACCGGAGCTAATCGGTATGTTAACCCGGCTTGGAACTTTGGCTTAGAGCTTACGGATACTCCCTACTACCTCCTCCTTAATGATGATGTTTTAGTAAGGCCGGAGATAATAACCGAGTGCGTAGCTCTCTTAGAAAGCCACTCAGAGATAGGGGTAGTAACCTACTTAACAGAGAATAAGCTCCCGGAGGATTACTTTAAAAAGGGTTCAGAATCGGAGGAGGTTCTTGCGGTTCATGTCTCTCTCCGGGATGTTTCAGGCGGTTGGTTTATCTTTGGCCGGAAAGAGAACTGGGAGCCTATACCGGAGGAGCTTAAGATATTCTGCGGAGATAACTGGATTTATGATATGGCGGTATTAAGGAAACATAAGGAGATAGTTAAGGTAGTAAGTAATTTTATAGTTCACTTTACCTCAACTACTGTTAACTTAGAGAATCTATATGCTAAGGGAGTATTAGATGAGGAGAGAAAAACCTATGCGGATATTAAGAAAAGATTTAAGCTATAGACAAATTAAAAAACATTTAGTATAATCCCCAGTAAGAGTATTAACCTTCTGCTTATGGCAGACCGGGCAGCTCCGGATAGATACAAGGTTAATACTCTTTTTTATTAGGAGGAGAGAGTGAATAAAGCTGATTACGATAAGATGATAGCTAAAAAGAAAGAGTTTATATCACCCTCTCCTGCCTCTGTCCATGTTACCGGAGGCCTTAAGAAAGTTAAAAAGAATGATGATACCCCGGATACTATCAGGGCAGTTCCGGTATTTAAGATAGGAAACTGGAAGGGTAAGGAATATACTCAGGCAGACCTTGATGAGATGGCTAAGAATACAAATGCTCTAATCCGCTCAGATATACATACCCCTCCTCTCAAGCTCGGACACAATGAAAATCAGGAACTCCTTAAGAATGATGGCCTCCCTTCTGCCGGGTATGGAACTAATTTTTACCGGGTAGGAGATACCCTTTATGCCGATTTTACTAACCTCCCGGATATGGTTAATGACCTTATAAAGAGTAAGAGGTATAGCAAGGTAAGTATAGAGCTTTATGATGAGTTTAAATATCCCGGAACTAATGAGAATATAGGGAAGGTTATAAGAGCTATTGCCTTACTCGGTGCAGATGTCCCGGCAGTTAAAGGCTTAGGAGATATACATAAGATATTCTACTCGGAAGGGAGTATGGCACTTGTTACTTTCTCCGAAACTGATTTTAAGGAGGATACAATGAAATGGACAAAAGAGGAGATAAAGGCAAGAGTGCCTTGCTGCTATACCGAGGCTATAAAGTTTATGGAGGATAATAAACTTGATTCTATAGATTCTAAGCAGTTGGCCGAGGTTATACAGCTTAAATCTATAAAGCTTGATGATACCCCGGCCTGCCCGGAGGGGTTTAAGTGGAATGGCTCAATATGTGAGCCTACCGGAAATGTCCAGACTGCTCCCGGAACTAACCCGGAGGATATACGGAAAGTATGCCCTCCCGGAATGAAGTTTAATGAGGCCTCTAAGAAGTGCGAGGTGGTAGATATTCAAAAGAACACAGATGCTACTCCTACCCCTACTACCCCGGATAACCCGGAGTATGATGTAGAGCTTGAGAATGAACTCTGTGATGAGATGTTTAAAACTACTAAGGATAAGGTTACTCCTGACCAAAAGAAAGCGGTTGACCAGATGAAAGAGAGAGTTAAGAAAGTTACTGCTAAGCATAAAACTCCTCCGGTAGTTAAGGCCTCCGAGGTAATAGATGATTCCGAGAAAGAAAAGGTTAAGGGTATAGCTAAGAAAGACCCTAAAGACTGGACACCGGAGGAGCATGCCCTTCTAAAAAAACACGGCAAGAAAGAAGTTCAGGGAGAATACTCCGAGTTTAAAGCTAAGAAAGCTAAGAAGGATGGAGAAGGCCAAGAGCCTCCTAAGGCTATGGATGATAACGCAAAGCCTACAGCAGAGTGGATGAGTTCCTGCTTGGCCGAGATAGGAAAGGATTATGCGGATGATGAGGCCAAAGCGGTTACTACCTGCTACTCTATGTTTGCTCATAAGTGGGGAAAGGGAGAGGCTATACCGGATAAAGAAGTTAAGCCGGAGGAAAAGACCCCGGAGCAGATACTCTCTGATAAGAAGTTCTCAGAGCTTAATGAGGAAGTTAAAAAGCTTAGGAAAGATAGTTTTGATATGAGGCTTAAAACTCTCTCTGATAAGAACAGAGGGATACTTCTCCCTAAGTTTGATGGGATAGTAAAGGCCTTCTCTGAGGGGTTAGAGGAGAGCCAGCTGGTTAAGTTTGACGATTCTCAGGTATCTCTTAAGGAGTTATTTTATACCTTCTTAGAGGAGATAACTAAACATAAGGGAGTTATCTTTTCAGAGCTTACCTCGGAGAAAAAGATGGCCGAGAGTGCTAAAGCGGTTGAGATAACGGATGCGGAACTTGCCGGAGATGTATCTAAGTTTAAAGAGGAAGGAGTGCCGGAACACGGAGTAACTAATTCTGAATTATCGCTTATGGCGAGTAAGATTCAGAAAAGGGATAATATCGCTTATAGCGATGCTCTCGTTAAGGCCTCTAAGCTCTTAAGGCAGTAGAAGTAAATTAAAACATAAAGAGGTGAATGACTATGTCACAAGACACGCAGGTTAATCCTATAAGGTTTATAGCCGGAGCTGATTTGTCAGCCTCCTCTAACCTTTATAAAGCGGTTAAGCTCCTCTCCAACGGCAATATAGCAATTGCCGGGGTAGGTGATCACGCAATAGGGATTCTGGCCTTGGTTGGCCCTTCAGGTGCTCCGGTAGCAGTTGCTATTGACCGGACAACTAAAGCGGTAGCCGGGTGTGCGATAGTTCCGGGCAATAAACTTATGCCGGGAGCTAACGGAGTTCTGGTAACTGTTACTGCTACTACCGGAGTAGATTCAATAGGTATAGCTCTGGAAACTGCAGCGACAAATGATGTCTTTGAGATGTTTATTGAGAAATTAAAATACTAAAAAAAAGAGAGGTGAGTTAAAATGACTCCAGATACAAAATCAGTTCACATAGATTCGGCTCTCTCTAATGTCTCCGTTCAGTATAAGAACGCAGACTTAGTGGCCGATAAGATTTTTCCGGTTATCACCGTGAAAAAGGATTCAGATACTTTCTTCCGTTACGGAAGGCAGGACTGGAGAACCTACGATGATACCCGTGCTCCGGGAACGAGAGCTAAAAGATTTGAATGGACAATTGCTACCTCTACTACTTATGCCCTTGTAGAGCACGCACTTGAAGACCAGATAATTGACCAGGTAAGGGATAACGCAGATGAGCCGATTAAGTATGAATCGGACACGGTGGAGATGGTTACTAATGCCCTCCTCCTTAGGTTGGAGTATGATGTAGTTCAGACCCTTAAGCAGGCAAGCAACTATGCCTCCGGGAATAACTTTACTCCTACTACTGCGTGGGATGCCTCTACCGGAAGTTCACCTATTTATGATATAGACTATGCGAAAGAGCTTATCAGGAAGGGTATAGGCCGGAAACCTAATACCATGATAGTCAGTGAGAATACGCATAGGATTCTCCGGAGCCACGCACAGCTCCTTGACCTCTTTAAATATACGAGAGGAGGCACGCTGATGCCTGACCAGATAAAGGCTGCATTTGAGGTAGAGAATTATATAGTGCTTGGCGGTATCTACCTTAACAATGCGGAAGGGCAGACGGATTCAGTAGCTAACCTCTGGGGTAACTACTGCTCCCTGCTTTATGTAGCTCCGAATCCTGGCATTAAGCAGCTGACCTATGGCCTCTGCTTTAGGAAACAGGGTTACAGGCAAGTTAAGAAGTGGAGAGAGGAGGCAGTAGAATCGGATTTTGTCAGGGTTTCGGACAAATACCAGTTCTATGTAGTGGCTCCCGATGCAGGCTCTCTGATTTCAGCAGTAACTAATTCTTAAGGAATAGGGAGGGAGGGGAGGGGTTTGATTACCCCTCCTCTACCCCTAAGAAGTAAGGAGGCCTGATATGTTACCCGGTTCTATAGAATCCTTAGCCGATATAGATGCTCAACTTAAAGAGCACCCTAATCGTGGGTTGCTCTCCGGTTCTACTAACGGAAAGAATATTTTAATAACTGCTACTACTTCTAACTCTCCTACTCCGATCCATACCGCAGTGGCCGGGATACTCCAGATGGATGAGGTATGGATTTATGCGGTAAATACGGATTTAAATAATGATGTAAGCCTTACGATTCTATTTGGTGGAACTTCTAACCCGGCGGATAAGATACAGGCTAAAATACCCCACGGAGAAGGCCTATGCCTTATAGTTCCGGGATTTATGGCTAATAACGGAGTAGTAGTATCCGCTTATGCTACTGCAGGTAGTATAATCTCCGTAAATGGTTTTATAAATAGAATAACCCCGGAGAATCAATAAGGAGTATTTATGAGGAATATAATTACAGGAAAGATAGAGCCAAAAGTTAAAGCCTATACTCCCGGCACTCCTCCGGTTATAACAAGCTCTTTAACTACCGGAGGAGGAGCAGGAACTTTTATATCATACCAGATTATAGCAACTAATAATCCGACTTCTTACGGAGCAGTATCATTACCGAGTTATTTATCCCTTGACCCGGCAACTGGAATAATCTCCGGCACTCCGACAAGCACAGGAACGACAGAGGCAACTATAAGTGCCTCTAATATCTTTGGAACTGACTCGGAGCAATTAACAATTATTATAACTAATTTTACTCCAACTCCCTCTGCTTATACTAAACTCCTTATGCACTTTGACTCCGGCTTTTCCGACTCCTCCTTGAGTGCTCATGTCGCGACAAATAATGGAGTAGTGATAGATCATGAGAGTTATGTTTTTGGAGGAGGATCGGCGGACTTTGACTCCTCCCTTGGGTATTATTTAACATTGCCATACTCCTCTGATTTTGTTTTTACTGGGGATTTTACGATAGATTTTAGGTTTAAGTTTCACTCCCTCGGAGGAGCATACCATCATCTTCTATCTACCGGGGATGAATCCTCACAAGGCTGGGTAGTTTATACTCAAGATGGAACACAACTGCAATTTAGATATAATAATGGATCGAGTGTTAATATCATCTCGGCATCCTTCTCTTTTGATACTGGAGTTTTTTACTATATAAAGATCTCCTGTGTTTCCGGGCTTGTATATCTCTTTGTCAATGGGATCTGCTTGAATCCCGGAGGCACAGCTCTGGATGGATCTATCTATAATCCGGAAAAGGACTTCTGGATCGGATCATGGAATCCGGGCGGAGGTAATCTGGACTGCAATGGAGAGATGGATGAGCTCCGGATACTTAATGGGCTGGGAGATGCGATAACCGACTTCACTCCTCCCTCCATGCCTTATATAGTGGTGTAGGAGAAGATTATGGCGAGCGATATTGAGACAGCACTAAAGAGCCTCCGGCCGGATGCAAGGTTTACCATCGGGAGGACTTACAAAAGCATCGTTTGGCTCTCTCCGGAGATCCCGATGCCTTCCGCCGAGGAGATCTTAAAGGAACAGGATCGGCTCTTTAGAGTATCTATCAACTCAACCTATCAAGCCAAAAGGAGGCTCGAATATCCTCCGATGTCAGATTATCTCGATGGCATTGTGAAGGGAGATCAAGCCCAGATACAAGCTTATATTGACAAATGCAAAGCAGTCAAGGCAAAGTATCCAAAAGATTAAGGAGTAATAATGACCGGAGATGGGAATTACATAAGTATAGCAACGGTGCAGGGAGATTTCCCTCTGGCTACTAAGATAACGGAGGCTAATTACCCTACTACTGCTATAAGCCTAAATATAGCCGAGGCAGAGAACACGGTTGAAGTTCTCTTAGCTCCTCTCGGATATTCCAGAGGAGATATGTTAGGTGCTCCCTTAGTTAAATCTCTCTGCCTCCTCTATTGTAGGTATGCGGTTATCCGGGATATTTTTCAGGGTATAGCTCCGAGTGAAGGGAATGAGCAGGTATGGCAGAAGTTCCTTGATACCTTTAATACTCGGATAGAGGCCTTAACTGACCCGGAAAAGCCTTTAGCTCAGTTGGTAGATATTAACGGAGCTATTATACAGAAAACTAATTCAGATAAGAGGTATGAGGCTTTAACTACTACCCCGGAGGTTAAGAGGGTAGTAACTATGGACAAGCCTGTAACTTGGAATATAGATAAAAGTAACTCAGATGAATCGGTGGTAGGTGAGCGGTGAGAATATCCTATGAGATAGATAAGAAAGAGGCTCAGGCTCTCCGGGAGAGAGTTCAAGACCAGTTAGAGGCTCTTAAGGATACCCGGACACCCTTAGCTAAAATGGCTATAATACTTTATCAGTCAGTTATGAAAAACTTTGCAGAGCAGGGTAATGAGAAAGGCAAGTGGCAGGCTCTCTCTCCGTTTACTATAATGGCCCGGAGGAGAGGGAAAAAGGGTAATATAGGCCGGGCAATGAAAACTACCGGGAGGCCTATAACGGATTTTAATGCTAAGATTCTACAGGATACCGGGTATATGAAGGCATCTATTTATCCGAAAGTAGAACAGAATACTGCGGTGGTAGGATTAAACGGAGAGGAGGCAGTTATAGGCCGGGTTCACCAGTTTGGTAAGGGTAGAGTTCCTGCGAGGCCTTTCTTAACTCTTAGGCCGGAGTATCAGGAGAGAATAGTTAAAATAGCCTCAGACTGGCTAAAGACAAGAAAGCACGCAGAGGGGAGTATATGAGTTATCATACGGAAAATATCTATAAAGCGGTTTATAAAATCCTTTCAGATGCTATAGCTCCTACAAAGGCTCTTAGTTATATTAAGGCTATAAATGAAGGTTGGAAAAACAGGGATGATATTCCGGCCTTCCCGGTAATAATCTTAGAACCTGCGAGAGAGCCGGAAACTCGTTACTCAGTTCCTTATAATATCCGGGGAGTATTTGAATTAACTATCATGCCCTTTATGGCAGATTACGGAGTATCCGGCCAGATAATAGGAACTGGGAGTAATAAAGGAATTATGAATATAGTAACGGATATAAAGAACCTTTTAAGCATAGATAAAACTCTAACAGGCACCGCTTTAAAGTTTGAGTTCCCTCGGTGCGATTATCATTTTGATTACTTTCCGAATAGGTTTGCAGAGATAGCAATGGAGATAGAATACATTTCACAAGATACTCAGCGATAAAGGAGGATTTATGTCATACGCAATTGAACAAAAATGGATAGGACTGGCAAAAGAAGGCACAAGGGGATCGGCTGTCTTGCCTCCGACAAAGTATATAGCAGTGGCTCCAGATTCTGAGGCCGACTATAAGGAAACTCCTATTGAGGATGAAAATGTAAGGGGTATGTTTGAAAGGTTTGGCCCTCAGGCCGGGATAAAAGATGGCTCAGGAAAGCTCTCCGGGATAGATATTCAGAGTGATAATATAGGGGAGATTCTTAACTCCCTACTCGGTAAGGTTACTACAACTACCCCTACAACCGGAGTTTACTCCCACGCATTTCAGCGTGACCCCTCCTCAATATCTCTACCGAGTTATACGATAGCTGTGCAGAGAGGGATAAGTGCTAAGGCCTATAACCTCTCCTGTGTAAAGACTATAGCACTAAACGGGGCAGTAGATGGGAAGGTAAAGGGAGATATAGATTTTATCTTTCAGACAGAAAACTCCTACCCTACTCCTACAACTCCTACATGGGCATCTCCTACTCCCTTTATGTTTTTTCAGAGTGCTATTAAGCTTGCAGGTTCTCCCTCTACAGTTGTAAAGGACTGGAGCCTAACGATAGATAATCAGAGCTTTGCTCAGAGAACTTTAAATCAGAGCCAAGATATTAAGGATATTTTAGCTATAGGTAAAATCCTTATCTCCGGCGGTTTTAATATCTATATGGAGGATGAGGTAGAGAGAGCAAAGTTCCTTGCTAATACTGCCTCCTCCCTACAGGTTACGATGACCGGAGCAGAAATAGGTTCATCTGGGGTGCATAATGTATTAGATATTCTTATCCCAGAAATACACTACACGGCTTACCCTTTCGGGAATCTTGATGGGCTTATAGGTTGTGCGGTAGCATTTAACGCATACTACAATATAGCCTCCGGGAAGTCAATGCTAATTACTCTGGTTAATTCAGAGGTAGGTTACTAAACATAAAGACTGGTTGTGCAGGAAATATCCTGCCTGTCTCTTAAAAAGGATAGGCAGGATTATTTTTAAAAGGAGGATAGTATGCAGGATAAGATAAAGAGAGTGGATGATTTTGAATTGCTCCGAGAGGTAGTAAAGAATCAGGGAGAGCTAAAAATGGGGCAAGCTCTACTTGTAGGCAAAGTAGATTTACTACATAGAACAATAAATGTAGATAATGGGCAACCCTGTATAGTAACCCGGCTAAGATGTAATGAGAGTGATATTAAAGCTATTGCAACGGAGCTAACAGTAGTAAAGGCTCTAAAAGCAGGGAATAAATCCCTCTCTAAAACTATTATGGATTTAGCTGTAACTCTGGCAACAATATTTTTAGCCTTAAAGGGCATAGGGATTATTAAGTAGGAGGCTCTATGATAAAGTTTGATATAAAGTTTGATATAACTTTTGACCAGCATGACTTAATCGGCCTAATCGGAATGCTCTTAACCTTTATCTCTCTATGGGTAAAGGCTATAGATATGGGAGGCCTTAGTATAGGCTTAGCTTTTAGTGGAGGCCTTATACTCGGCTCTAATGTCCCTCTATTCTCCGGGAAGGTGCCGAATGTCCTCCCTTAAGTTTGATAAGCTTATAAATATTGTAGTTCTACAAAAAGAGGGTTACTGGACTGCAGACCCTAATGACCCCGGAGCTTTAACTATATGGGGTATAGCCTCGGCCTACTGGCCTAAAGAGGTAGAGGCTATGAAGGTAATGAGCCAAGCTAATGCCTTAGTTTATGCTAAGGAGTTCTATTATAATAAATACTGGCTCCCTCTTAACGCAGAGAATCTTGATGACCACCTTGCTTTAGCTCTTTTAGATGGTTCTATAAATCAGGGAGAAGAAGTAATGGCCGAGTGGGTTAAGGGTTTAGGAGAACAGATAAGCCTTGATAAGATTAACTCTTGGAGAATGTGTAAATACATAGAGGATATTGAAAAGAAGTTTAAAGCCGGGGAGGGTATAGAGAACTATCCGCATTTAGCTAATTATTGCTTTGACTGGATGCAGAGGCTTAAGGAGATTTATAGATGGAACTCTTAGCAGATTGTATAGCCTCTTTCTTTTGCTCTCTCTTTGTAGTAATAGTTCCGGCAGTTTTAACTACTTTAGTATCTTAGGAGGTAGGGTGAGGTTAATTTATCTCGGCTTTATAATCCCGGCTCTCTGTTACGCAGGAGATACTGAAAGGATTAACGATATGATTAAAGCTAAAGAGGCCGAGGTAAAGACTATAACCGCTGAGAAAGTATTAGTAGAGAGAGAGGTAGTAAAGTGGAAAAAGGTAAAGATAATTTATAATCACTATAAGAAAGAGGGGAGCTTAAAACCCTGGCTTACTCCTGATTTTCTTTACCGGGTAATTTCTTTTGGAGAGAGGTATAGATACCTAACACGGAAGTATAATTATGATTCTATTAACCCGGAGAACTTTTACTTATGCTGGTTGGCTAATGAAAGCTCCTTTAATCCCTTAGAGGATTATATTTGTAGGCAGAATGATGATGGCTCTATAGATTTATGGATTATGCAAATGAATAATATACACTATAAGGAGAAAGGAGCTAAGAACCTCTGGAGGAGAGTAGAACGGATTAACCCGGAGCTTAAGGGTTTAGCCGATTACTCAGTAGAGAAAAACATAGCAGTATGGAGCCTCTGGCTCGGAGAACAGAAGGAATACGGAGTATGGAAGGTATATACTAAGTGGGAGAGAGGAATACCCGGTAAACAAAAACCCCGGCTTGATGTAATAAAGCTCTATGAGGCTCTTAAGGAGGCCGAATGAAAGAACTTCCGGTAATATTCTTTAGGTATAGCTCCCGGCAGAGAATGTCTTTACAATTTATGAGGCTTGAGGAATACTATGAGAACCCGGAACTCTCCGGGAAGGTAAACAGCCAGCAAAAGATTATAGACTGGTGGAAAAAGAAGTTTAAAATAAACTATATGGATTACTGGGATGGCTTTAATATACCGAGTAAGGTAGTAGAACCTTTTATAAAAGCCTACCGAGGCCTCTTAACCTGGGAGGAGAAAGATGGATTAAGAAAGCTCCCGGAGGGAAAGTATTATATAATCTGCGGTATAAATAATAGCACCTTGCAGCATGAACTCCACCACGCATTATTCTATATAGATGCTAATTACCGGAGAAAAATCCTCTCTATACTTAAGGCCTATAAGAATACTAAGAGGATAGAGGCTAAGTTAATATCAGAGATGGGTTACTCGGTAAAATCTATTAAAGATGAAACCGCTGCATACTTAATAGATGGCGGTAAGGATTTAGAGAAAGAGTGCGGAATAGATTTAATATGGTATAGGGAGGTTCAGCTCAAGTTACTACAGGCCTATACTAATAAAATAATTCAGTATGTTAAGATAAAAGTAATAGAGGAGGATTAGTGAGTAACTTAAGATTAACTCCTACAACTCCCTCTGAAACGGATATAAAGCACCAGATAAGGGATTACCTTAATGCCCGGAATATCTTTAACTTTTATTGCCTACAGGGTATGGGAGCCTATAAGGGTATCCCGGATAGAATATTTATTTATAAGGGAGTAGTAGTATTCTTAGAGATAAAGAAAAAGAACGGAACGCAGAGTGAGCACCAGAAAGCTTTTCAGTCTGATATAGAGAGGGGTGGCGGTAGATACCTCCTTGTAAGAACTTTAGATGAGGTTATAGCTGAGGTAGGGAGAATAAACTATGAACTTAGATGAGATAAAAAAGGGTGCCTTTCCTATTCTCCTAATAGCTTTAGGAGTAGTATTACTTATTCATTTTCTCTTTCCTAAAGTAGTTACTAAAATTGAAACTAAGGTAGAGGTAAGAGAGGTTATAAGGTATATTGTAAGCAACTCCACTGTAACCGGAGCTACTTCCGCAACGATTACTCCCGGAGGCACGGCCATATCAGGAACTAACCTTACTATTACAAATACTACCTCTATAACTCAGACCTCTACAACTACTATCACGGAGAAAGAGGTTACTAAATATTCCCAGAGTTCTATTATAGTTGGAGGAGAAGTTACCGGAGTATTTAAAGATTACGGAGGGTTTATTAACTTTAAAACAGATATTTACGAGGCCGGGATAAGCTATGGGGTTCTCCGTAAGGATATTACCTTTAGAGCCGGGGTGGCGGTGCTAACATGGTAATAACTATAGGTAAGAAAGAATCTATGCAACTCCTCCTAAAGTTTGAAAAGGGATACTTCCCGGAGCTTGAAAGGCCGGAGGATGCTGGAGCAATAATCCTCTGGGGATTATGGAGGACAAAAAAGCTTAAAGTTCCGAATGAGAACCTTGCGGATTTTATGAGTAAAATTGATATTGAGGTGGTTGACAATGGCAGATGAAGTTCAGAACCTAAGTATTAAGATTAAAATAAATGCGGATACTCAACAGCTTGAGGTAGTAGATGCTAAGCTAAAGAAGTTTAATACCTCTATTAATGATACCAGTAAGAAGGCCGGAGCTACTGCAGGCGGTTTAAATGATATGGAGAAAGGCCTTAACTCTCTTACTGCTCCTCTCGGAGTAGATTTAGCTGCATTTGCCGGGGTGGCCGGAGCTATAGGCTTAGTAGGAGGCACGATAGTTGCCGGGATAAGTAAATGGGAGGAGGAGAAAAAACTTAATAGAGAGGTTGCAGCGGTAGTTAATGGCCTCGGCCTCAATTATGATAGCCTTAGGGGTAGTATAGAATCTAATTTAGAGAGCTTAAAATCTAATACTCAATTTACAGATGAGCAGGTTAAAAAGAGTTTTACTCAGGCTCTAAAATATACCGGAGATGTTACTCAGAGCTATAAGCTCCTGCAGATAGCTCAAAATGTTTCGGTAGGAACAGGTAAGAGCTTAGAGGAGGTTATGGGCACCCTCGGCTCTGCTATGAAGGGAGGCTCAAGGGCAACTAAGATTTTATTTACTGAGTTTGGTAAGCTCGGAACTCAGGGTAAAGATGTTAATGAGATGATAAATAACTTAGGTAACTCCTTTCCTAATACTGCTAAGAATGAGGAGAGCTTAGCTAAAACTACTACTGAATTAAAAGAGGCTTTTGAGGATAGCTCTGGAGCTATAGGTGAGCAGTTATCTCCCTCCTTAGTAGAACTCGGAGAGACAATTAAGCCAGTAGTAGTTGGTATAACCTCCTTTGTTAATCTACTCGTAAATAGCTTTATGCTTAATATAGATATAATGAGAACCGGGGTAAGAGTAATTAAGGATATAGTAACCCTTAATTTTAAGGATATAGGAAAGGCCGGAGATGAGTTTGTAAAGAAGGAGCAGAAAAGGTTTGAGGATTACGGAACATCTATAATAAAAGCTAATGAGATAATGAATAACGGAAAGAAAAAGAGTGATACTAATTACGGAAAGTTTAAAGCTAAAACTCTTACAGATGAGGTAGGAGATGAGCAAAAGAACGGACAGATTAAGGCCGATTTAGCCAGAAAGCTTGATAAGATACAGCAGGAGAACGCAAAGAATAGTTATACTGAGAGAATGCAGTTACTTGATGCCGATGTAGCAAAGTATAAGAAAGCCGGAGCAGATGAGAAGGATATAACTACCTTTTATGAATCGGAAAAAACTCGGATAACTTTAGATGAGGAAACCCGGAAGGGAAAGGCTAAGAAGGAATTAGAAGGGATACAGGCAGATGCAGCCAAGACC